ATTGATAGCTCCTCTGAGCAGTTCAATACAGGAAAGGTATGATTTACCAAACCTTCTTCCTGCAACCAACACCCGAAATCTTTTATCACTATTGAATACCTCCCCTTGTGCGTACCTTAAACTGATTTCTGGTCCGTTTTTTACCGCCATACACTCAAAAATAACAGAAAATTCAATCTATACCCCCTATTTATAGCCTACTTCATCATTTTTAGGTTATTATTCGATTATTAACCCCTCTCAGATCAAGTCCGTGGCTTCTTCTACTTTTCCAAATGATATTACACCTCCAATAGCTCAAACTAAAAAACGTGGTAGACCTAGATTTGTAGCTCGCTCTACTGCAGAAAAGGTTCAAGAACGTGCACAACGTCTTTACTCAAGACAACTTCAAGGTCAAACTACTCGACAACTCGTAATAGAACACTCAAAAATTGAAGGTATTTCAGAAACAACCGCTTGGCAGGATTGGGATAAGGTAAAACACTGGAACACAGAAGATTGGGATAAAGATAGAGAAAATATGCTTCCTCGTCTTCAAGCAATGAGAGTACGTTTATTCAATCAAGCAGTTAAAAAAGGTCAACTTCAAACAGCAGCTCAAATTCTAGACTCTCTAGGCAAAGTAATAGGTGAATCCGTAGAAACAGTTAATATCCAAGCTCCAGAACTTTCAATTAAAGTTGAATCGAAGTAACGAAGATTTTGAGAATGTATTTAAGTTGTGCGCCCAGGCATACTATATGTAACATTCTGCAACTACTCCCCCAATACCTTAATTTTGGCCTGTGTGCCTCTGTGATAGCGTTGTAATATAACTTTGATATGATAGTACCTTAGAAAATATCGCCTCTCAAAATCGATCCTCAGCGGACTTTGTAATATTTGTAATAAACTTGACTTTAATATCACTTTGATGTAATAATATCAATATGGTATATTATCATAATTGCTACATCGTGCGAAAACTTTTTTCCCTATGTAATAAATATGATTTTATCCCTTTTGCTCTTTTCACTCTAACTGTATCTAGCTTATTTCGATAACTACGCATCATTTAGAGATTACAAAAGGAAAGAACAAAAAAAGAAACTAGAAAATTTAATTACTACCTTCCTATGGATTACACCGATAAGCTCAATCTGGAGCTAACCGAAAATCATCAATTGGCTTTCAAAATTGCACTTGATAAGTTAGGAGCTACAGTAGAAAATCCTGTAGATATTACTATGTGGATGTTTCTTTATGCTACTAATTTTCAAGATAAAGAAAATCCTAATACTTTATTCTTTAAGGATAGAGTAACTAGGAAAACCTATAAAATACCTTATGGGTTATATGATATTGCTGAGGTGGTTTGATGATCGGTAACACTTGCATATTTCCAGAGTACGAAAAAATTCTAATATCTAAAAAAATTAGATATGAAAAATGTTTTTCTAAATCTGGTAAACTCTGGCTTAAACTTAATCCTTTTGATGAGGCTAATCATTTTACTTATTTTCATTACGATGAGATAGGTAAAACAATTCCGTTTTATTGTCGTCTAGTCTTAGACGATTAAATTACATCAGGAGCTAGATTTATTTCTAGCTCTTTTTATCCCTTCCTAATTATGAGAACAACACTTTTATTTTTTTCATTCTTTATTTTGATATGGCAAGCGATTGTTATATCAAATAATATTCATAACCAATTAGAAACCCGTACCGAGTACATTAACTCACTACTTAAGGACATTTAACTATGTATATTAACCCTGATTATTATCTTTATGAAAAGATAAAAGAATTACAAAAAAAAGTAATTCAATTAACCGATGAGTTAGCGGATGCTAATTACACCATAAAAAAACTACAACAAAAAAATGACTCTTACAAAAACTGAACTTAAAAAAGTTATCTTCACTCTAGATATAGATTATCTAGAGTTAGTTGATGCAGTCGGGTTAGACTATACAAAAAGGGGAACTGATCTTAAAGTTTCTGTTTATCTTGATGAAGATGAAATGGAAGAATATTTTGATAAAGATCCTTATAATTTCGCTTTTAATTGTCTTAATCCTGAACTTGCTGAAAGTTGCTCAGATTTTAAAATATACAAGATGAGCAAAGAAGAGCAGGAAGAAATAATAAATAATGATGATGAAGAATCTGGTTATATTTATAACTAAATATTTAAAAATAATTAACCCTAGATTTTCTCTAGGGTTTTTTATATCACTATGATATAATTAAATTAAATCTCACAAAAAAATTTCTATTATGGGTGAATACGCCAAACTAAAAACCACGGGTGAAGAAGTAAAAATCGGAACTTGTGAAAATATGTACTATCTAAGATTTGAAGATAGACATAAAGTTGTTTATGATTCTTCTTTTACTGGTTATCGTTTTAGACTACCTTTTCCTGATGAAGATAATATCGAAATAGGAAATTATGACGATTATGATAGAGGAATTGATTTAATACCTAATTATGATGAAGAATTAGAAACTTATAGTTATTTCGATAATATCTATAAAGAACATTATCAAAAACATAAGGGATTAATTCAATTAAAGCATGAATCAGGATTAATGATTAATGCAAGTTGTTACCACGGTTACAAATTACCAGATAATAACGATAGTAAGGATTTAAAGGCATTTTTTAATGGTGCTAGTTCAAGTAATTTTGAATTATCACAAATTAAAATACAATTAAATGAAGAAACAAAAGTAAAAGAGTTAATTCCTATTGTTAGATGCAAGCATTGTAAAATGCCTTTTAGAGCTGACTGGGCAAGTGTTTTATTACATATAAGACAACATACAAAAGAAGATAGAGAATTTTATAGTCGATTATGTGAATATGCAACAACAACAATCGAACATATTACAAGAGTCTTTTAATAAGGCTCTTTTTTTATAAAGATATATTGTTTATATGATATAACTATGGTATTATTTAATTAGTTTATACAATCTCACAATGACCAAAAAGCAAAAACCTATGCATGAGTGGGTTTATCTCTCAATAATGGGAGAATATCTTATATGCCCTGATGAATACTTGGAAAATCCAAGAATACAAAAAGCATACGCTATGAATGATGAGCCTATGTTAAGAAAAATTTTAGAAAGTGAGTATTAATTATGAATTGGACTTCAAAAGAAAAATCTAAATATTGGAATAAAGCCTATAGAGAATATTCTCTTGAAAGTGGTTTATCTCTAAAAGATTTAAGTAATTGGATTAAAGTAAATCCTTTTGTAGCAGTAACTATAGAAGATAGAGCTATTGAATTTTTAAAGGAGAATACATTATGAATAAATTAGAATCAACAATACCTTTTGATGGTTTTTATGAATCATTTATTAGTGATGATATATATCATCAAATAGGGCAACAAATAGAATGGGATAGTGATATATATGATTTAAATGAAGATGAGCAACAAGTATTAGAAGATAGTTATTTAAGTGTTAATACATCATATTTTTATAATGAAATAGCTGAAGATTATACAAATTTTTATATTGAGATACTTAATAGAAGATTAAAAGGGTTTACATTAAAAGCTAAATTTAATCTTTTAACAAGTCCTAGAGAATATAACTTTGAAACAGATAGAATTTTTATAGAGATAGAAGAAAATCATGCTATAGATT